GGACGGCGTCATCGTCGACACCGACATGGACGAGTTCCCCGCCGATGACCTGGTGTGGATCCCGGGCCCGAACGAGGGCGTCCTTGGGTTCGGGTGCGGCACCCTGCGGATGGCCTACGACCTCGAGCGCAACGCCCGCGACGTCGCCATGCGGCCGCTGCGCCTGGAGGCACACCAGACCTCCGCGGCCGAGCTCACCCCCACCGAGCGCCGCGACATCGTGACCGAGATCCGGGCCGCGATGGGCGACAACGACGGGATCCTGTTCACCAACAATGCCATCGAGCTCGTCGAGCACCGGGTTGACTCCGATGCCCTCCAGCTGGGCGCCCGCAACGCCTCCGCGCTGGACGTGGCCCGGCTGGCGAACATGCCGGCGATGATGCTCGACGCGACCGCGCAGGGTGCCTCCCTGGAGTACCAGACCATGACCGGCCGCAACCAGCAGTGGCTCGACTACGGCCTGGCCCTCTACATGGACGCCATCGAGGCTCGCCTGTCCATGGACGACGTCGTGCCCGCCGGACAGCGCAACGCGTTCGACACCACCGACTGGACCGCCCCCGACGCCTCCCCCACCGGACCCCCGGTGCCGGACTAACTGAATAAGGAGAACCCCTGCGATGCGCCTGACCCTGACCTCCGCGGCCCTGCTGGCCGCCGACACCGAGAACCGCCGCCTACGCGGCGTGGCCATCCCCTACGGCGTGTTCGGCAACACCAGCGCCGGCCGGCTCTGCGTGGACGCCGGCGCCGTGAACATCCCGGAGAACCTGCGCGCGGTGAAGCTGTTCACCGAGCACGGCCGGCAGACCCCCACCGGCTACACCGTGGAGGCGACCGACTCCCCCGAACAGCTCGAGACCGTGTTCGCGGTGGCCCGCACCCCCGCCGGGGACCAGGCGCTCCTCGAGGCGGCCGAAGGCGTCCGCGACGCCCTCTCCGTCGAGCTCGACAACATCAAGATCGAGGCCGGCCACGTGGTGGCCGCCGACCTGGTCGCCGTCGCCCAGGTCGCGCTCCCCGCGTTCGCCGGCGCCCAGCTGGTCGCCACCCTCACCGACGAGCAACAGGCCGGGGTCAACGACCTGGCCCAGCAGATCGTCGACGCCACCGCACCCACCACCGAAGACACCCAGGCCCCAGCGCAAGGAAGCGAGACCAGCATGCCCACCGAGACCACCGAGGCCGCGGCGGCCCCCGCCGTCCTGTCGATGACCCAGCCGGCCGCCGGCCTCTCCGCCGCCGAGCGTGCCGAGAAGGACCGCAGGTTGTGGGCCGCCGCCGCGGCCGAGGCCCTCCGTGGCGCCACCGACGCCGCCCAGGTCAACGCCGCGCTGCAGGACATCACCCCGACCTCCGCGGTGACCGGCGACGCCTTCCCCCGGCCGATGTGGCTGGGGCAGCTGTGGACCCCCCAGGCCGCCGACCGGCCGCTGATCAACGCGATCGGCGTCTCCACGCTCACCGCGATGAAGATCCAGGGATGGAAGTGGGTCACCGAACCCGAGGTCTCCCCTTACGCCGGCAACAAGGCCGCCGTTCCGTCCAGCCCCGCCGTCATCGGCCCGGCCGAGGTCACCGCGCAGCGGATCGCCGGCGGCTGGGACATCGACCGGATTTACATCGACTTCAACACCGGGTTCCTCGAGGCGTTCCAGCAGGCCGCGGTCCGGGACTACAAGCGCAAGTCTCAGACGTACCTCATCGATGGCCATCCCGCGATCACCGGCCCGCCGGCCATCCCGGCCGTGGACGGCCTGGTCGACGAGGCCACCGACCTGGGCGCCCAGGCCGACCTGACCTCCGGCGTCCAGGCCATCGTGGGGTTCCTCACCAGCAACGGCGCCAACGTCTCGTTCATCGTGATGGCCTCCGACGTGTACGCCGACTTCCTCACCATGAAGGCCGCCGACGCCCCCTTCTGGTTGGGCGCCGGCTCCAGCGTGGGACTCAACGGGCAGGCCACTGTGGGCGGCACCACCGTCCTGGTGGACCCGAACATGGCCGCCGGCACCATCCTGGGCGGGGACCGCGACGCGGTGACGTTCTGGGAGACCGGCCCGATCAACGTGACCGCCGTGAACCTTCCCAACGGCGGTATCGACTTCGGTCTGTTCGGCTACTACGCCCACCTGGTCCACGACGACGACGGACTGGCCACCTGCCAGGTCACCGTGGCCGCCGGCCTGACCGCCAGCACGACCGCCAAGAAGACGACGAGCTCCAGCAGCTGATGGACTTCGCGCCCACCTGGCTCGACCCCGCCGACGTCATCGCCTGGCTGCGCCTCCACGGCGAGCCGGGCGACGACCCGGCGCTGGATCGGGTGTGCGCGATGACGGAGACCTACGTCCAACGGTGTCGCCCCGACCGGTACAACGAGGCCACCGACCCGCCCATGTACCTGCCCGATGCAGAGGTCTACCAAGGCGCCGTGATGTATGCGGCCCGGGAGACCCGGCGGCGCAACTCCCCGGCCGGTATCGAGACGTTCGCCGACGGCGGCGCCACGTTCATCGCCAAGTACGACGCCGACATCGAGCGCGCCCTACGCACCGGCCAATGGAACACCCCCGGGGTCGGATAGGTGCAGACCCGGGACGCGCTGCAGCAGCTCGCCGACGCCCTCACCGCCGGCGGAGTGCCCACCGCCATCGACCCCCGCGACGTGAACCTCCCCGGCGCATGGATCAAACGCCTCTCCCGACATCCGGACCTGCTCTGCGGCGGGGAAACCCTCCGGGTGCAGCTGTGGCTGATCGCCCCCGACATCGGCACCTGGGACGCCCTGGGCTACCTCGACGACATGTACGCCCTGGCCGTGGACATCCTCCCCCCCAACTCCGGCGACCCGTCGACCGACGCCACCGCACTGCTGCCCGACTCCGCGACCCCCTACCCGGCGACGCACTACGACGCCCTCATCCAGCTGACCCCCGACACCACCCCGTCCCCGTTGAGAGAAGTGGAGTTCGCAGATGCCGATTAGCAGCTACAAGATGGGCCCCGGGGTGTTCACCATCGGCACCGCCCCGCTGGACGTGTCCTGCCAGGTCACCAGCCTCGCGGTGACCCCCACCGAGAACGTCACCACCGAGGACGCCGTACACGTCCTGTGCGGGGACACCCTGCCCGCCTCCGACACGGTGGACTACTCGTTCACCGTGGGCGGCACCGTCCTGCAGGACCTCGCCGCCGCCGGGGTCGTGGACTACACCTGGACCCACATGGGCGAAGAGGTCCCGTTCTCGTTCATCCCCAACACCGCCGCCGACCGCGAGGTCTCCGGCACCTGCCGGATCGTGCCGCTGACCATCGGCGGGGACGTCTCCACCCGGCCCACCTCGGACTTCACCTGGGCGGTCATCGGCACCCCGGTGTTCGCGGCCGCCGCATGACGATCACCGCCGACACCAGCCCGGTGGCCACCCTGGCCACAGGCCTCGAGGCGGCCGCTGCCGCCCTCGAGGACCCCTCGAGCGTGCTGAAGCGCGCCGGCGAAGAGGTCGTGCGGATCGCCGGCCCGCGCCCCCCCCGCCGCACGGGCCGCCTCGCCGCCTCGGTCCAGGTCACCACCGACGCCGAGGGAGCCGGGATCCGGTGGGGTGTCCCGTACGCCCGGCACGTCAACTTCGGCACCCGCACGATGCGGGCCCAGCCGTTCGCCACCGACGCCCTGGCCGCCACCGCCACCGTGCTGGCGGACCTGGCGGCCACCTGGGCCACCGACATCCTGGAAACGGTGTGACATGCCGCTGCAGCTGCGCGTGTTCGACGTGACCCTGGCCCGCGACGGCCTCGAGCTCGAGAAGGCCATCGAGGCCGGAGAGGGGTCCGGCTACGACACCCACCGGGTCACGATCCTGCACGCCGACCAGCTGGTGGCCGAACAGGCCGGCCCCCGCTACGGCCTCGCCGCCATGACCACCGCACCGATGGCCTACGCCACCTTGTGGACCTGGGCCGCGTTGCGGCGGATGGGCGTCGACGTGCCCGAGTTCCCACCGTTCAAGGCCCGGGTGATCGCCCTGCAGAAGATCCCCGACACCACGACGGACCCGGACCCCGGGGGCGAGCTGGTGGACCCTACCCGGCCGAGTCCCGGCACCGGTTAGCG